CACAGTACCACCAGTGTCAGACCTAATTTGATTAATATGTGCATGTATTCTACCCTCCTGTGTATAATTCATCAATCCATGTAAAAATGTACCACGTAATTTATTTAGCTCACGTGCTTGCATGATTAATCTCGGTAACTCATGTGGATGATCTGTAAGAAACATCTTCGTAAATGAAGGTGCATCTGTTTTTTCTGTTCTTTCATATGGTAAATTCAATGCGTCAAATGCTTTAGCGATGGAAGCTGCCGCCCATATCTCTATATCAAGATTGGTTAAATCTTTTATACGCTTCATCAACTTCTTTTCTTTGTTATGAAATTTTGTATTTAACTGCTCACACTTAACAGTGTCAAATCTAACACCACGTCTAGTCATATGAAATATAACTTTTATTAATCTACACTCTATGTCATAAACTGTTGTAAGATTGTCTTTGACTATCTCCCAGGATAGTTTCTCATGTAGTTTGTATGTAAGATCTGCATCAGCTTCTGCATACTCTCCTACAAACATAGCAGGTAATTTATACATCTCTGACTTTGCATCTACACCAAAAGCTTCTGCTGCTTCTTTTAATTTTGATTCATTTTTAAATTCACCAAGATATTCGTGCACAATACTATTTAATGTGTATGAATATCTATTCTCATCTATCAATGCAGCTGCTACCATTGTATCATGTACTTTACCTTTGACATCTATTCCTAGCGTCCACAACCAACCTATGTCGTATTGTGCATTATGAAATACTTTTTCTATTGTTTCATCATCACAGATAGATTTTATATACTTGACGACTTTTTCTTCATCCATGTTACCGCCACCTTCATGTGCGATTGGATAATAAGCTTTGAAGGACGCTGTGGCCATAGCTATACCTATCACCTTACCTTTCTTAGTTGGCCAACCTGGTCCATGTTTTATTAGATCTGGATCACATGTTTCTAAATCAATCGCTACGCGTCCCTCTATACGAGGGAACTGCGTAGGTTCTACCCAATGCGATGTTACAGTTTTAAATAAGTCCTGCGTCATTAATTTCTCCTGCTATTGCTGCATAACCCGCCATGTCAACAAAGTTATCGATATTAACTTTCTTTCCTTGATTATGTCTAGATATTTTCATCAATACCATCATCAAAGCTACATCATCAGCTGTGATGCTAGCCATCGCTTGTAGTTTTTTATCTAAAAATATATTCCAAAATTCTGCAATCTCTGCATGATTATCAAACGCATCACCATGTGTGTCGTTTCTATCACCTGTTACGAGATCTTTAGCTTTTTGCAATACATCTTCTTTTGTTACGTTCCTTTTTACAGGAGCTAGTCCAGTAGTAAAACTCATATTATGAATCCTCCTTCTCTTTGTGGTTGTATTATATGTAGTTGTTCTCTAGCACGTGTTGCTCCTACATAAAACACACGGCATTCGTCATCCGAATCTCTTTCCATTGCTTCTTGTGATTTTCTCGATAAATCTGTAAGCAACATAACATTATCAGCCTCCCCACCTTTTGCACCATGTATAGTGCTAAGATTTATTTTAGGATTTTTTGACACTGCTCCTCTTATTTCTATCGCTCTCAAGTACTCTTTATCTCTATTACCAACTTTATCAAATGCAACATCCCATGGTCTACCACCCATCAATAGTCCATGATGCATAACTAATTCTTCTAATTCATATTGTTCTTTATCTGCCATCTTTAAATTTTTATGTCCTCTCTCTATTCCTATTTGACTTGACATGTAAGAGTAAATATCTTTGATATCTCCAATTGGAATTATGTCACCATTATGCAATTTTTTCCATGCCTCAACAGCGTTCAATAGTTTTGCTGATACAGGTAACTTGTTGTTTCGTTTATACAACATACCTTGTAATCGTATGTCACGCTCTATTTCATCAAGCATATAGTTTGTTCTAGCCATGACTAACCAACTACCTGGCTCTCTTAAATTAACTCCTTCAGGATAATTATGATATTGTACAAATCCGTTTCTATCAGTGCCTTCCCATTGTTTTGCTCTTCTAAATTTTACTCTGTTTATTATTCTGCCTGATAAATTTTGTATAACTTTAGAACACCTAAAAGACTGTTTTAGTGTTTCTACTTCACCTGGTAATTTTATGAAGTATCTTACATCTGCACCAGCCCAGTTGTATATTGCTTGATCATCATCACCACTGATGTATACTTTTCTTGCGTTTTCTGTCAGTTTGTTTATCATTCGCCACTGCAATTTACATAAATCCTGTGCTTCATCTACAAACACAACTTCTAATTTTGGCACAGGACCAGAATCCAAATACAATTCTATCATGTCTGTAAAATCAAATACCTCTTTCTTTTTCTTAAATTCTTCTAGTGATCTCTGTGCACGAAGTAAAGAGTGCCAAGATATGTCTTGTAGATTGGAAGTATTATAATGATGTTCTAAATCCATGCACTTCATACGAGCTAAATTTATTTCATTAATTAAAATATTATCTGTAGTCACCACACCACCAGAGTCCCCACCATCTGTGACAGATCCTAAATCCATACCAAATGTTTGTGCAAATTCTTTGTAATTATCACGTGACATGACTTCTGATTTTGTTAGTCCTAATTGATGAAATGCAAACGAATGCAACGTTCTAAAATATGGTAGGTGTTGTTCTTCTAATTTAAACTTCTTCATTGCCCGGTCACGAGCCTCGGTTGCCGCTTTCTTGGTAAATGCAACAAACGCTATGCGATCAGGTGATGTGCCCTTTGCTAATTCTTGCTCAACTAAATTTAACAAGTTATGTGTCTTGCCTGTTCCTGGTGGTCCTAATATTATCTTTGTCTTACTTTGCATGTTCCATCTCTTTCTACAAATATAAACTTCATCTTCAGTCTTTTTTGTTCTTGTGTTAATTTTCTACATATACGTGTGCCTGGTTTCCAAGTTTTACGATAGCTTTCACTTTTTACATCGTATATCTCTACAGCGCCTTTTTCATTTATTGCTATCAAATCTGCAGGTCCAACACCGTATAAATTTTTAAACACAAAGTATCCTTTATCTATAAGATATAATACTGCTAGCTGTTCTGCCCACATTCCTTTTTTTATCTTTGGTAATTTAGAACGGCGCACCATCTATCTCCTTAATATCAAACGCAGAATCTTGTTGTTGATATGCAGGCACACCCCATACACGCACAGTTCTACCTTTTAAATTATACTTCTCACTTTTACCTTTTAGATGTCTCAACGCTTGCACAAGCTGTCCTGTATTAAAGTATGTAAACTTGTTACGTGTAAGATAATCTTGTAAGTCTTTGAGTCTAAACCATGTTGTGCCATCTTCTGTCCATGGTTTGCGTAATAGTAATTCATCTCTGTTTAGGGCTTGGGCACGATCAGTACAAAACTCCTGGAGGTGAGCCTCAAACTGACCGGCCAATGACCCATCATCAGACACAGGAATCTTGATAAGATTCTGCATTAATCTCTCAATAATTTCCTGCCACACTGACTGTTTTACGAGAGCTGGCATGTGATTCAAACTATTCATACATTTCTTTTGAAACTTAGTTTGTATTTGCAGCTCATCTGTTTGTAATTCCATACGCTTATCGCCAACATCAAGAAACCAAACTGGTGGATCTGTTTCTAATTTTGTCAACGCACTGAATTCTAATGATGCACCATTACCACCAACACCATACTTTCTACCTCTACATACTCTTGCGTTGCAGTAAGAACTAATTGGTGGTTCTTTACATCTATAGTTATATTCTTTTTTCTCTAATTGTTTTTGTACTGTGACTACCTCAGATGCTGATAGAGGTGGTGTCATGTGATTACGATTGTGTTCTTCTAATAATGTTTTCCAATTGTCTGGATCAAATTTACGTAAGTATATTCCTATGTTGAATAAACCATTGTTGCGTGTGCCCTCAGGAAAACCTTGTGTGCAAAGTTGTTGTAAACATGGTGGGCCATCCTTTATGACATCATCAGATACCTGGATTGCAACTTTGTCTATTTCATTTGTTATGTATTTATCATATAAGTGATAGAACTCTGGCAAGGTCGCCGCTGTTCCATCATCTTTATACGCATATCTAGTTGTACTTTTTGAATTATAATAAGGAAGATTTAGGAAATTACCTAGGTCTCCTTTCTCTATCAGTATCGTTGATTGTTTGGGAAATACTTCTACAGAAGAATATCCTAAACCAGATGCAACCTCTCGTAGCTTCTCTCGTACTAATTTTGCGGACACTGGATTTCTAAGAAATAAAAATATATGCATGCCACCACTCTTAGATCTACATGGCACCAAAGGTAATTGTAAACTTCTAATACTATTTATTATTTTTCTGTGATCAATAGGATATGTATCAATATCAATACACCCCCAACTAACTGTATTGTCAGCTCTTATTGGTATTATACCAAGAGAAGGACCTACACCATCAAGATGTGATTGCCACAGATTGTCTGTAACTTCTTGTTTGACAATGTAGGATTTACCTTCTTGCTTACCGTCAGCACGTTTCCCTTCGGATTGATGCTGACCATAAGCCACGTCTAAGCCTTCAAATATCAATTTGAACTTATCCACTAAACCTCCAGTTTTAGTAGAAGAAATACCTAAAACGGTACTTCTTCTTCGCTTTCTTTATTGTTAGATTGTGGTGCCTCTTTTACAGGCTCCCCCTCTGACATAGGTTTAGCTTCGACTTCTCCTCTTGATGCGGCAGTTGAAAATGATTTTGCCTCGTTATACACGCCAGCGTCTTCAACCTGACCAGCTCTCTCAACTTGATACCCAAACCAACTACCACGATCATTAGATTCACTAACTGTAGATAGTTTGTAAATGATTGCATATGTTGGTGGAGTAAAACTTCCCGATGGACCACTAACTTTTTGGCTCAACATTAAGCTGTTCCAACGTCTACTCTTTTTCAATTGAGTAGAAGTCATGCTTACAACAGCTTGTGACCATGCACCATCTTTGCCTTGCACCATTACATAGTGATAGGCAGTGGTGGCAACATAGTTACCATTAGGTAATGTATCTTTAAACGTAATTTGATCACGTTTAGTTTTACTAAGGATACCACTATCAGCATGATGTGATTCAACGAACCCACCACCTTGCTCACGTGGTTTCCACTCTACGTATCGTAGTTGATAAAGAACAGGTATCACGTTAAGTGAGTCACTGACCTCTTGTGTGACAGTGTTGTAGAACTGTCCTATTTTAGCACCATCAACGTACTCTGCTTTTTGCGGATTAAGTTGTGGGCTATTGGATTGTAGTATGTTGATGTAAGGAATTGCGATGTCTCTTGACATGTCAAGATTACCGAAACCACTTGCATCCTTTGAGTCACTAGCAAGAACTGCTAGATCTAGTTTTGCCGCTTTCGCGACTGCTTGTGTTTTTGCCATACGGCCGTTCTCCTTTAGTCTTTAATCGTTGTTTTTTGTCCCACGAAAGCTCCAAGCAAATCCATAGGTAATTGCTTACCTGCTTCATGCTGCTCTCGTATGAATGCGCGAAGGGTGGAAGGTTCGACCCATTCACGTTGCATTGATTGATAACCTCTATCATTCAAAGTATCTATCAATGACTTAGCTTTCTCATCTTCATTCCTTCCAAAGCTACAACTGACTTGGTTCTTAATCAAATCACCAAATCCATTGTCTCTTAACCACGTAAATGCTGCTTCTTTCTTTGTATCTTTGATTGAAGCACCATAGTAGTTGGTAACTTTAAGATGTCTACCATCTGCCAGTTTTAACTCTGACAAACCTACTTCTGCAAATAAGTTAGGTAGAACATTTTCTGCTAAATGTTTCTTATAATCTTTTTTCTTTTTGAGTTGCTCTTCTAAATCAGCAATCTCTTTATCAGTGTCTGCAACATCATTTGCCACAGCACCTATCTTACCCATGTTGTCCTGGGCCGTGGAGCCCGAATCTTGTTGCATTTGGGTAAGTAAATCTCTTGGATCTAAACTTGTCATATCAACCTCTCAAATCTATTTCTATGTCGTAGTATCGTTTTTCATCACGATCCCACTTTAACACTTTAAATTTGCCTCTATTCATTTCACTGACAACTGCGCCAGCTAATGCAATAATAGCAGGATCACCAATCAAAAGCAAATAATCATCATCACAAAATGTGGATAAGTCTTTTTTTAACTTATGTGTAAGTGGTCCAGAAGATAAAACTATTTGTTTATTGTCAGGTAATAATACTTTTAAATCACCAAACTTTTCTGCTGATCTAATATTTCTACCCATTTCTTGTAGCACGTAAACTGTCATAATTTTATTTCTTGATTCTCATATAGATCATGTTATATACGAAGTCAATAGAATTAAGAATGTACAAATTTAAAACGAAGCCGTATGAGCATCAAAAAGATGCATTGAAAAAGTGTTGGAACAAAGAAGCATTTGCTATCTTTGCTGAAATGGGCACAGGTAAAACTAAAATAGCATTGGATAATGCATGCATTCTATACAACAAAGGTAGAATAGATAGAGTGTTAATAGTTGCGCCAAAAGGCACATACATGAATTGGGTAGATCAAGAAATACCTACACACGTTCCTGATTACGTAGAAAAAAATGTTGTAGCTTGGAAACAATCGACCAGTGCAGAATATAAACAACAATTAAAAAACATAAAAAATGTAAGTGATTACAGATTTAAAATTATGGTAATGAACGTAGAAGCATTATCAACAAAGAAAGGCGTAGAATTTGCTAGAATATTTTTGATTGGTAAATCTATGATGATAGTTGATGAAAGCACTACAATAAAAAATCCACAAGCAAAAAGAACAAAGAATATATTAGCACTTAGCAAAGAAGCAAAATATAGAAGAATACTAACAGGATCGCCAGTGACACAATCACCTATGGATCTATGGTCACAGATGGATTTTCTTGATCCAGAGATATTAGGACAACAAAGTTTTTATGCGTTTAGAACTAGGTATGCTGTTGTAATCACAGCCAATGCAGCTGGTGGTACACACAAATATCAAAAGATTGTAAAGTTTAAAAATTTAGCACAGTTAGGTAATTTGGTGTCACCGCACTCTTACCGTATTTTGAAAAAAGATTGTTTAGATTTACCAGAAAAAACATTTATTAAACGCGAAGTAGAACTTACAGAAGAACAAACAAAAGCATACCAGGACATGAAAACAACAGCCATGACTGTGTTGAAAGGTCAATCTTTGACTGCTGTCAATGTGTTGACACAATTGATGAGACTACATCAAATAACTTGTGGTCACATGAAAACAGATAATGGTGATACTTTAAATCTTAAAAACAATCGTGTGGATGAATTAATGCAAATATTATCAGAGACGACAGGTAAAGCTATCATATGGGCAAATTACATACATGACATACTAAATATAGAATCAGCAATAAAAAAAGAATATGGACCTACGTCATATTGCACATACTATGGCGCAACCAAGGCAGAAGATAGACAAAAATGTATTTATGATTTTCAAAACAAATCAAATGATTGTCGTTTTTTCATAGGTAACACACAGACTGGTGGATATGGTATTACATTAACTGCAGCTAGCACAGTCATATACTATTCTAATAATTATGATTTAGAAAAAAGAATACAGTCAGAAGACCGCGCACATCGTATTGGTCAAGTTAATTCTGTATTATATGTTGACATGGTTGCCAAAAAAACTGTAGATGAAAAAATAATTAAGGCGTTAAAAAACAAGGTAAACATTGCAAAGGAAATTAGTGGAGAAGAACTATCAGAGTGGATTTGATTTAGATTATACTTGCATTATATGCATTCAATTTTTTCATAAATGCATTCGTTGCACGTACGAATTTTTCACCTTCTAATTCAAAACGTTGAAATGTCAAATCTCTAGAACACATTAAAACTACACCTTGTTCTATCTCTGTGTTGAACATGGCATTGTGAGCCGCGGCGTACGCTGCAAGTTGCATTAAATAATCTTGCACCCATTCACGTTTCTTTGGTCTATTTGTTTGTTTAAAATCCATAATAGCTGGTCTACCTTTGTACACACCAATCATGTCTGCAGTTCCTGCATACTTACCAGGATTATATAAATGTACTTCTGATCCCCATATTTCTGTTATGTCTTTAAACGATTCATCAATAATCTTTTGTGCCATTTTTTCTGCTTGCGCACCTATTTCTGTAAGATCTTTGTATTTATCTCCGTTCACAAAACGTTCTATATATAGGTGGAGCGCGGTGCCAATCTGACCTGCACTCTTAATTATTTCTTCAGCTTTTTTTTCGCCTACTTTTGCACGCCATTGTTTTAAAAATGTTTTATCTTTTGTTTTAGAAAGTATAGTTGTGACTGATGGCAATGCTTCACCATCGGGTGTAAGATATAATCTTCCATCCCCTTCTTTGCGTTTTAGTTCTGCGTAATTATATTTCTTAATTAATTGCACTATGGCTTATACCACACACTCCGACATATGCCTAGCCATTTCTTGAGCTCTGTTGGGTGTCTGTTTTGCCCAACGTGAGTCAAGCATTTGAACAGACGCTTCAGCGTAATCGGGTGGATCTTGCTGAAGGGCCTGCCACATTTTCCTGAACTTGGAAACTCCTGTCCCCCCAAGCTGGAAAATCATTTCGATGATTATAATTTTTGCATCATCACTTATTGTTAAATTTGAACACATGTCATCTGCTTGATCAATTGCAGATTGTAAATCTTTTTCTAATATACCCATTAAGAAATCTTCATCATACTCTTTACCATCTTCCCAAAAGTCTTCTACACATAGATGGCCCACGCCCACGGTTCTTTTGTTTAGGGTATCGAGGTATACCTTGTTACGGTATCCTTCGTGTTTCTTTACTGATTCTAAAAGTTTATCCATGTCAATCATATTATTGTGCTCCTTTATGCATTGTAAAAATTATATAACTTTTTATCTATTGCTGCGTCGCGATGCATTTTTTTAAATATAGATCCTAATCCTTGAACTTCTCTTGGTGATAAAGTATCAAAGTAATCCATATATTCACTTATGTGTGGTAAGTTTGGTGCACCTTCAAAATTTCTACCAGGTGTCATTCCATCTTCTGGAAAAGCATCCATTATTCCACCATGAAAATCTAGCGCACCTATATTTCTAAGATCACCTAAACTATATAAAAGAGATTCAGGGTCAGTATCTTGTCTTAACACATCAGGAAAACCTCTGTCAGGTATATATCCTTCAAATTGATCCGGATAAAATGTAGATCCAGGATCACCTTTTCTTAATGGAGTTGTTTCAAAATCAAAATTATATCTTCTTACATCTTCAGGTTTAAACGGTAGTTGTCTTGGATTTGGTGTAACTGGAGTAAGTGAAAACTTTTCTACGTCACCATAACTAGGAGCAAATCTATTGTACAATTGATCTATATCATAATTTCCAACATTTGATGGATTATTTTTCCTTGCTATATAACTTTCTCTTCTACTCATTATCTATCTAATTTTTTATTTATGTTTTTTACTTCGTTTTCTATGACAGCTATTCTAGCTTCCATTTTTGTAAACAAAATAAGTGCTTCTTCTAT